GTTTAGGTTTGTCACCTCCACCTGCCCGCAGTGCCGCCATAACTCCTCAAACTCTTTGGACAGCTTGAAGCAGACCGCCCCGAGCGTATTCCCGATCGCCGCGAAAGCAAAGACGAACGTCAAGCCCTCTATCGTGGTTTTTTCCATAGAATTGACAAGTGCCATAAGTCCGAACAGCACCCAGCAGATCACCGCGGCGTTAGGGCTTTTCATGACCTTTATGAGCGCTTTATACAGCGGCAGCGCGGCGCACACCATAACGACCACGAACATGCCCGACAACGTGCTGTTTGCGTCTTTGACTACGATTACAGGCAGCTTCCAAAGCCCCGCAATCAAAGTAGGCATGACGCAAAACGCCATGCCCACCCAATACGCGATTAATCTTGCGTTGTAGTACCACTCTTTAGAGTGCTTGATCTTCTTCATCGGCTTTCTCCTTTGTCTCGCCGTCTATCTCCCGGATCGCCGCGTTCAGATCGTGCTTAATCGCCTCTTTGCTCGCCGCGCCGATATTCGTTCTGTCGATAAACTGCATAAACGCTTTCGCATGAAATACCATAGCTTTCGTCAGCGATTCCACGTCCCTTTTCGTGCTATCGCCCGTCTGCCCGTTGTGGTTGCTCTCGTCAATCAGTCCGTTGGTGCCTTTAAGCTGTAAATCCAGCTTTTCCGACACCTCTTTGAGCTGCTTCTTCAGTTTCCCGTTTTTGACGTTGGTATAGATGAGATACACGACGAACACGACCAACTGCGCCACGCTCGCCACGGTGGAGATCGTCACTTGCTTTTCGGAAGCGGCCGCTTTTATCGCCTCCACCGCTTTTGCGTATTCGCTCCCTATCCCCGCTTGGTCCGCGTACTTTTGCACCCAGGCGAGAAATGTGTCTAAATCGAACTCGGGGTCGGGCGCGGGTGTTTCCTCGACTGTTTCGCTATCGTCGCTTGTAGCCTCGTCTGAGCTGTCCTGCGAGGCTTCTATCGACGTTTCCTCTGCTTTCGCCGAATATGTATTCGTGCCAAAAATCAGACCTATGCACACCGACAAAAGCGCGACTAAAATCACGACAATCAACACGTTTATAATTCTTTTCTTTTTCATCTTTCCGTCTCCTTAAATGTTACTTCTGCGCCGTTATCGACGTATTCCTGCATTTTCGACAATACCCTGTCCGATGTCGCGGAAACTTGTTCTAAATCTATTCGACAACTTTCCAACTCACCCGCCACACCGCTTTTGAAACTTTCTATCGTTTCATTAAAAGTAGATATACTTGTTTCTAATCTTTCCTCGAAGCCCGCCAGATCGCTCGCCACGGCGTTTCTGTGCGTGTCCAAAGCCTCGTTTAATTCTTCCCGTAACGCCGCCACTTTGTCGAGCAACTCCTGAATTATAGAAGTCACCGCGAAACAGCCTTCTTCCGCCGTCACTATGCACGGCTCGATCATATACCCGCCGTTAATGAGGTTCGTTCCCATATCGTTGTACTGCTTCAGCGAAAATTCCAGATACTCCGTCCCGCCCTGTTTCAACCACTCGCAAGGCAACGTCGCCACGGGTTCTTTCTGCGTAAACGCAAACGTATAGACAGGCGCGCCGCCGTGACGCACAAATAAACGGAACAGCCCGCTCTTGTTTTTCAGCCCCGATAAATCGAGGGCGATTCTTAAATCCGAGTTCTCCGACAAAACAAATGACGGAACGTCTAACCGTCCCGTCATTCCCGTAAATACTATCGTACGTTGTTCCGTCATAAGATCGCCTCCTGAAGTTTCGCTTCCAGGGCGTTTATCTCGTCTCGCCAGGCCTGGCGCTGCGCTTTCGTCTCCGCGTATTCCGCTTCGCTCAAATACCCTTCCGCGTATTTCAGCGCCTTGTAATCCGTTTCTTTAAGCTTGTTTTTTAACTCGGATATCTTAAATACTATCGTTTCCTGTTCCGTTGTTTCCTCTTTTGTACAATAGAAATATTCAAGATTATCGTCCATTATCATATACCCGTTCGCGTTACACCATTCCGCCCATGCCGCGTATTCCTGCTCTCGCCCTTCTTCCAACGGCTTTAACATTCTTTTATCTTTCATTTTTCAACCTCCTTAATACCCGATTGCAAACCAACAAAAAATTTCATCCGCATATGCGACTGCACCAGAGGAATTAGTATAACTACAATATGCCGTAAAACCTGTCGCTGACTTTGTGCTTGCCTTAAAACTTAAAAGCGTTGTTGTCGGCTGAGCATTTATCGCACATCCAATAACCGCAAGGCAGGTAGAGGAAAATGAACTTGCAAAATTAACCGCTATTTTCCCGTTTGACGGTGTCGCATATCCCCACCTTAATTGTAAACGAGTACCTTTTGTATTTGTCAAATTCATATACCCGTTTGACGCTGTCGTAGAATTTGAAGCTACCCGCAATGCGGACTTCATTTGATCTTTCATAGTATCAAACGTATTTTTATCCGTAGAACTCATCAAACCCGAAATAGAAGTAGTCGCCAAAGCAGTCGTCGCTAATGTTCCGTTCACGTCCGTAGGCAATGCCATCGTACGATACATCCCGCTTGCAGTAGTGCAATACCCGTAGCATAAATAGGATATACCACTATCACTGGTTATATAATACCAAGTCCAATAATTTGTAGAATGCTGATTGATTGTTAGCATGACAGACCCCGAAGCCGCCTTTACCTGTATTGTTTGAGATCCTCCTTCTCCGTAATAATAGATATATTTCGTTCCGTTATACGTCAGTTTATACACGCCTGTCGGATAATTGGTTATACGAATGTACGACGAAGATATTTCGGTTATTAAGTTATTTTTCAGGCTCGCAATGTCCGTTTTCGCAGTCGCAATATCCGCTCGCGCCGCCGCGTCCTTTAAGTTCAGTCCGTTAATTTTTGCTATATCTGCCATATCCGACCTCCTTAACTTAACGTAATCGTCATTTCTTCGCCCGTAACAGAAATCCTGATATGATCCAGCTTCATTTTATCCGCCGTTGACATTAACCCGTTCGCGCTCTGCGTCGCCAAACCATACGTCGTATTCTGCCAAGGGATATTTACGAACAGTTTCTCCGCGCTGTCCCGTTCCACCATGTAGTAACGCCCGTCCGTAGAGCTGGCCGCGTTCGTCGTAACCGCCGCACTTCTCACAGCTCCGACCTTCACGCCGCCACGCACCGTCGTTGTCGCTACGGGCAACGTATAAACCGTATCCGTCCACGGTATGTTGACGTACATCTTTCCGTCTGAGTCTAATGCAACCGCATAATTCTTCCCGCTCGACGCATACCCGATCTTTACAAGCCCCAGCACCGTCGAGGTTGCCTGCGCGTACGTCGTGTCCTGCGTCGTAATCGTGCCCGTCGTTCCGCTGCCTTTTGTATAAGTGATTGTTCGCCCGCTCACCGATAACGCTTTTATGTAGGTGGTGTAAATATTGTTTCCGCCCCAATCACACATTGCCGCACGTACCAGGGTATTATTCAGATCCACATATACAGGCATACCTTCAAAATTGCCATAGTCTTTTCCATCAGGCGCCACTGTACAGCCCATTTTTTCAAACTTCTCAGTCGCTGCCTCTGCTTTCTCCTTTGCGTAGTCCGCTGTGCTCCAGACTTCATTTACCGCTCCCGTTACCGTTTTGGCTGTTGTCGCAAAGCCCGTATCCGTTTTCGTCTGATACAGCGTCAAGTCCGTTTTCTCGCCCAGCTTATACAGTACCCAATACCCGACAGTTGCTCCGTCGGAAATACTCGTTACCGCGCTCCCTTTTGTGTCCTTGACCTCTGCCACCCAATAGTCGGGCTTATCCGCGCTCTTTACGTATAACTCGTCTCCGATCTTATACTTTGTATTCGCAGTCTGACCTTCTAAATCCCCGATCAGCTTATCTATGCTGTCGAACGAATACCCGCGGTTTACTCCGTTTGCTATGTTATTGATCAGCGTTTCTGTTTCGGCAAATTTCGCATCTATCGTCTTTTCGGAAAAGAGGCCGTTTTCGATATATTTCTCTGCCCAGCTCGCCGAAACCGCGTTAATTGCACTTTTCGCCTCATCTGCAGACGCCGCCTTGCTAACTTTGATCGTCCCGTCTTTCATCCCCGCGATGTCCGCTCGGCTTTGTTTGTCCTTTAAGTCGTACCCGTTCAATTTAGATATTTCTGCCATGTTTTTTATCTCCTTTATTTTTTAATTTGTTTCTTTGATTACGGAAAACGTCAGCTCTTCCGTCGTTGCGTTGTAGTTCAAGTCCAGCTTTGTTTCGCCATTCAATATCTCGTCGATTTTTTCTGATTGCTCTTTGATTTTATTCACGGCCGTCTGCGCGTTCTGGTAATAATTGAATATATCCGTCTCCGTCGGTACGGGCAGGCCGTTGCTCTCAATGACCGAATATTCTTCGAAATCAAACTCCTTGGACGTTTTCGCTCGTCGGGCGCGTTTTATCTCGTTTCCGTCCGCGTCCAATAGCGGATATCCGTCCGCGTCCGTCGCCGTTACCCAATCCGATTTTACCGCGAAGTTGCCTTTCCAGCGCCCGCGCAAGGAATACACGTCGTAAGGAATTTCCGTCCGATATATTCCCTCCGACCACGGGAGATAAATATACGCCGTCGTGATATTCTTCCCGCCCGCATACGTGAAGGCTACGTATAGCCGCTCGTCCTCCGCCAAAGCAAAGCCTTTAAGCGTCACTTCGATATACTGCCGCGACGCGCTGTGCTGGTTGAGGATATTCGCGCCCGCTTCATACTTCACGTTCAAATCCTCGTCCAGCGTCAATTTTAATACACTGTCTTTCATACGACCTCCTTCTTTTTTGTATATAGATACAGCGTCTTTCCGAAGTCCGCGTCATTAGCTCCTCGGTTTTCGCCGTAGATCAGCTGTAAATTCCCGTTTCGGTCGCGGCCTACCAACGCCCACGACTTAAACCAGATCGGCAACCCATCAAACTCTTTCGGAAATTCTATCTTCACCCGTTTTTTTTCGTCCTCGATCGTTATCGTCGGAGGGTCGTAAGATTCGATTATTTTTCCTTCCGACACGTGGCGTTCGTTACGATTAAGCCTTTCATGGAACAAACACAGCTTTACGCTTCGCGCCTCCCCGCCAATCAACGAACAGAAATTCGTCATGCCGCTGCCTATGATAAAATCTCGGATATCACGCTGAAAATGGTACTGCGCCGCGAAAATCAACCGCTCTGCACTGTTTTTCTTGATTAGTAGATCGTTTACCGCAAATATCGGCGATTGTTCCCACTCCTGACCTCTCACCTCGTCGGGACATAACGGATATGCATGCGCCAATCGCCGTTGCAGCTCCGATCCATCGACATAGCCCTTGAACGTCAGATTGCCCAGCCCCATTCGACTATCGACCGTAAAGCTCGCCGAGCTTTCGTTTCTTCCGATTGTTACGCTTGCGGACAAATATCCGCCGTAATACGCTTCTATTTCTACCGCATACGGTTGCGCACCGCCGCGATCGATCGTAATTCGGTGGATCGCATATCCCTGCTCGTCTGCCTCATCCGTCTGCGTATAGTCGTAATTATCAATATTGATCTGATATCGGCTGTTTGTCGGCAACGGACCAGATCGCAATAACTTAAAATCGTACGTTTCCATTCTGCCGTACATATCGCAGTACCTCACCGCCTTTTGAGCACGATTGTACAGCGTGCCCGTCAATACGCTCGTCGCGCCGTCGGGGGCTTCCGTCGATTGATACCCCGCCGCAAAATGGTTTTCGTAATCCCATTGAAAATAGATACTGTTGCCGAGCGCAAGATGTTTCACAGGCCGAAGCGTCGCGCTGATCTCCGTTCCGTCCTCCGTATAGCCGATCCCTTCCGCGCACGTCAACGGCGACGCGCTTCTGAACCGCATGAGTTCGAGCAACGCTTCAGGCGTGATAGAGATACCCGTGCCGACGACATTTTCGTCGTGCGTGAAAATGAGAAATTCCTCGAAATTGACATATCGGTTGTAGCATTTATCCTGAGAGATATCGCTGTCCTTGATTTTGTTTTTCACCCCGATATATTGAGATAATTCCGCGTATTCGACAAGGCACAGCGTTACCACGACATGCGTTTCGTAAATCGTCATCGCCGTATCGTACACGCTCATTTCCCTGCCGTCTATATTCACGATTGTGCCTACTTTCGGCACATCGTCTATTCGCGCGTACTCGCAGACCCTGACTTCCGTATGATTGCCCAGCTTTTGGATCATGCCCTTGATGTGCTCGCCGAATAATTCGCTGTCCACCAGCTCCGCCGTTTGGTTATAGCATAGCGTTGATTCGTAATGAAAATCGCCCGTATATTCCTTGTACTGCTTCACCCGCGCATTGACTACGGGCGTATAGCTCGGCTGGAATAACAGATCCGCAAAGCTCGCACCGCGGTTGAATACCAACTGATTGCCCGAGACCTTCGCCAATAAATCCTGGATATACGACTTCAGATTTTCTCCGACGTCACCGCCCGTTTTCGCTCGCACGATATTCGCCAGCGCGGGACGGGAGAAGAATTCCGAAATTTTATCGTTTTCCTTTATCCTGTGCGCCAGCTCCGTATAATTTCGCCCCATGCGCGTGTATTTGAGCGCATAGCCTTTACTGTTCGGGTACGCCGAAGAAGTGTCTGAAAGGGAGTCATAATCGCTCTGCTCGTAAACGTAAGCCTTTAAGTCCCCGACCGTCTCTCCGTTCGTTTCGCCCATCATCAAGGAAAGCGATTGATAGATATCCGACTGCGTGGGGATCATGGCCGTCGTTTCCGATATCTCCGAGCCCGCAGACGAACGTGTAGAGATATACCCGCCCGCATATGGCTCTATGACTGTGCCGACGTTCACGTCGTTGATACAGACCATATTTTCGACTGTACAGTCCAAATTCGTGCAGTATTGATCTATACTGCTGTTGCGGAGAATACGTACCGCAGGCGGCAGGGAGCTTTCTTTCAGCGTTTTGCCGTTCCAAAGCGGACGGAAGGAAATTTGATTTTTGTACAGGAACGGGAACGATTGTTTGTACTGTGCCACCTGCAAGCACGCTTCGAAAAGCGTGTTGTCCGTAAAAGAAAACTCGGGGGCTTCCTCCGTTGAGTAGCCTTCCGAGCATTCAAACGTATATTTATTTGTCCCGTCTTTCTGTCGTAGCGGCGTGACCGACAACAACCGATCCATCGCGTTTGAGAGCGTGTAGGGCTGTAGTTTTTCTGTGCTTCCGACACAAAGAGCTCCAAAACATTCGATAATGACATGATAGGAAGATTTGAAATAATAATCCAATCTAAAACTGATAATATATTCTCCTTCCATATCAAGATTTACTGTATAATTAGTTTTTTCGTAATAACTTTCATCGTTGGAAGCATTTCCGATTAATTTTAATGGTGAATATTCATACCGCGTTTGTCCGTTAGGAGCTGTGATGGAGAAACGTAGCTCATGTAAATATTGCGTTAAACTCGTAGAGCCCACGGGTTTATAGCTAAATTTGTCTGCATTATCTGAAATTATAACAGTTCCTTTTTTTTGAAATTGTAACACCGTGGGTGGAAACCATTCATAATTTTGATCTTGTTTGGAAGGTAAATTTTTATATTGATATTCCCACTCAATGTCAGCTTTGGAATCATATTCTCTCTGTAAAGGATTTTGAAAAGTCAGCGTATCTACCTTATCTCTCTCAAGATTTTTTGTTTCCTCGACAAGCTCCACCTCGTGCCGCCACCATTGAAAAGGAGCATCTTTTCTCACCATTTCCGCTGTATCTCGCGCGACGATCATGCGTATCTCCGTTTGCTGTCCTTCGAATGTAATTACAACGGGTGTAAATGTTTCAAACGGACGGTCTATCAGCACGCCGTATTGCTCGAATTCTCGCTGGCGCAACGACGACAGGATTATCTTCGCGGTTGCGAGGGTTTCGTCTAAAACGGGCTCGAAACTGAACGGCAGGTTTAAGCTCCTCGTTACGTCCACCTTTTGACCGTTGAAAAATTCAATGACTACCGATTTAATTTTGTTTTTGAATACCATTATATCCTCCATTTTTATTTTATTTGTTTTTTTCTTTGACAAAAGATTATTTTTCGATTATAATTAACCTATAAATTATAATCGAGGTGGGGTATGTTTTTTCTGAAAATTATGTGCGTTTTATGTGCATTGTCCTGTGCCATAGAATTTATCGTAAATATTTTAGGTGTAAAGATTTTATCTGCACTCATTTTTCTTTTAGCGGGAATTCTTTGTATTGCTTTTCTATTTTTTATCGTAGAAGTGGAAGTTTTGAGAGATAAAACAAAAAAGATAGAAAATGACTTAACTGAATTAAAAAATAAATTTAACGAAAAGTAATCTTCTTCCACGAAAAAAGAACGAGCGGTAAACTCGTTCTTTTAGTTTAGTACAAATATTTGCACAAAATGTTGCACATAACTATTGACAAAGGGAATACGATATGATATAATAGTCATACCAAACAAGGAGGACACGAAAATGGTAGCAGTTAATTATTCGACGATACGCAACAACTTAAAGACCTATTGCGATAAAGCGAGCGACGACGGCGAAGTGGTTATCGTCACGCGCAAAGAGGAAAAGAATGTCGTAATTTTGAGCATGGAGGAATACAATAAGCTTCAAAAGCAGGTTGCCAATGCAAAATATCTCGCTATGCTGGACAAATCCATGCAGCAGATAACGGACGGCGGGATTATCGTAAAAGATATCGACGAATTCGAGGAGTAACGCCATGAACGTCATATTTTCCACGATTGCTTGGGAACAATATCTCGAATGGCAAGAAACAGACAAAGCCACAACAAAGAAAATCAATGCCTTAATCAAAGATATTTCCCGAAACGGATTATCTAAAGGGTTAGGAAAGCCCGAGCCGCTCAAATACCGTAAAGCCTGGAGCCGACGGATCACACACAGCGACCGTCTCGTGTATAACTTTGACGACAAGGGAAATCTTCTAATCTTCTCTTGTATCGGTCACTATGCCGATTGATCCCGCTCGTCCTTTCATTAAGATTACAGAAAAGCCGTGCCCTTTGTGGTGCGGCTTCTCTTTTACTCTCTGGAGCGTTTTTTGGAATACCCGCGCATTTCCCTGTACTGTTCGAGGTCGTAGTCAGACCACGCCACAGAACGGTTATACGCGCCTTGCTGAAAGCCGTATTGAATGGTGTCCGTCACAAGCATGCCTGCAAACAATGCGGGGTTTGTCGCGGCGGCCGTGATATACGCAACCCCTTTCGTTGCCGCGCTGGATATACCGTTGATCTGTACTTGTAAGGTCGGCGAACCCGAGACGTTCTGAATGACGGCCGAAACCGTCGTTTTTACGGCGGTCTTTATCATATCATATACGAACGCATCCTTAAGGCTTGTTTTCTCCTGTTCTTCGGTTTTCTCTTTCTTCTCCCCCGCCACTTTCGGTTTTTTGGTTTTGCCCGTATCAGCGGGCTTCTCTGGCGTGGAGGATTCCTCTTCCTGAACTATCGTTTTATTGAAATTGAACGTTGCACCCGTTACCTTCATAATTATACCTCCTTCTGCGTCAGCGCGAGCTGTATGCTCACATACGCCCCGCTTTCGCGGTTTATGGTGGATTGCAGGAGATAATAGTCTGCGGACAATTCTTTATCGGGATAAGCTTCCACAATCCGTATAAGAAACTCGCCTGTTGTGGTATTCAAAAACGGATTGTCTTTGTCCGCGACCTTGCGTTCGCAGATATCCCGCAGTAAGCGGCAGATGTAATCGTCGCGGTATAGAATAATCGCAGACTTCGCGTACGCGCCCGAGATATATTCCGTATCGGCGAGGAAGCTTCCGCCTTTCAAGGGATTGGAGGTATTGAACACCACGCCCGCGTTACCTGTCTTAAAAATGACCTCGTGCAGCGTATCGTCTATGGCGATAAACGTTTTCACCATATTCGACAGCAGTCCTCCGCCCTCGCGTATGACGTGCATATAGCCTTTGAGCGTGCACACGGAATAATACGCCCCGCCGTTGCCGATATCCCCCGAGGTCGTCGTGCGGGTTTTGGAGAGATTGCACCAAAACTCGTAATTGACCGCAACGTCCTCCCCGTCTATCGTCTCGCAGACGGTAAACGTTCCCTCGACAGGCCCGAGCACCTTGTCAATGGTTTTGGAAACCGCGATTTTATCCATTTCCAGCTCGCTTTCCATATTGATTTTGAGCTCGAGGCTGATCGTCTCGGCGAGCGTGCCGCGCAGGGAAAACGGCTCTATATCCATCGCCAGCGTGCTCATATATTTCGCCTTGGGCGCATTGTCCTTGTTTGAGTCGAAGGACACGTAAAAATCAGGCGAGCCGTTCGCCTCGTTGAGCATGGACTGCAAGAGTTTTGCTATGCTCACGGAATTGATATACTTTTCCTCGTTCTTAAATGACAAATCGAAGAGCGTCTTTTCTACCGCCATTTATCCCTCCTCCCAGCCGAGCTGTTTTATCCTCGCCTTGAAATCCTGTATAGATTTTTCTATATACCCTGGCTTGCGGCTGGTTTTGTTTGCGTACAGCGCGTACATTGCGGGCTCGTAACCATGCTTGACTTTATAGCCTTTCCCCGTTTCAATGATCTGATTGCCGTTTTGTTTCAGGTTGCCAGGGAACGGGGAAATCACCTTCCCCTTGCGCTTGATCTCGTGCGGGTATGCGTCGTCGTCACGCTTGGGACTGTTCTTCTTGATAATCCGCACAAAGTCCGTCACATACTCGTGCAGTTCGCCCTCGAAATAAGTTTCCTCGTCCATATTATCCCTCCAATGTCAGGGTATATCTATACTTCGGCTTCCAATCCCCACGGTTCGCGTTTGTCTGCTCGTAGCGCGTGATCTTAAATTCGCCGATCAACGGAAGCTCCAGATTGTAGCCCGTGCCCGTCATGAGATATTCGGTATCAGTGGTAAACGCGGTCATCTCCCTGTCCTCTTTGACATGCTCGTTTTCGAAACTCGAATAGACGACCAAAGCCGAGTTGCTCTCGATATCGATGACCGCGACCGTCTTTTTATGCGGGTCGGATTTTTTGTACAGCTTACAGTTTTTATATCGGATCATATCTCACCGCCCGCGAACGTGATATTCGGCTGCAGGCCCGCGATCTGATTCCAAACCATCGTCGGGATAACGGATATAATGCGTTCTTGCAAGGACTTAATTTCCGTTTGGTCCCCATTGGTGCGCTGCGAGCCGTCCCACAGGATATCGAAATCCCCGCTCTTATCTATGGCGAACGCGATATTCAAAAGAATGTCCTTGATATCCTCCTCCAAGTCCTCGCGGTGTTTTTCAATAAGCTTTTTCCTGCGGTTTTTCTGCGTCGTATAAACGATGAAATCGTAGAACGTCTGATGCGTAATCTTCAAAAACAACTCGTTTTTAACCGCGTTGTCCGAGCCGCCGATCCCGTAATTTTTCAAATCCGCGTCGGTAATCATAATAGGATAATGTTTCATCTCGTCACCTCATTCGAAACCCGCCCATGCGGTACAGTTTAAGCGTCTCGCACGCTTTCGCGCTCGCCAAGGGTAGTTTATCGGGGAGAGGCGCAAAACCCGTCTCGGGCGAAATCTGGGGCTTAAACACCACGCCCATACGCTCGTAAATGTCCTGATGTTCTTTCGCGGATTGTTTGATTTCTGCGTTAAGAACTCCGAGCGCGTTATAGACCTGCGCGAGCTTGACTTTCGAGGACACGACTTGCTCGGGAATCCGCGGAAACGCCATGCCTTGCGTAGGATACGTTTTTCGGCTCGGGTACGCGAGACTGTCAATCTGTTCAGCGGCACGAATGAGATAACTTTCCTTTTCGTCCTCGTCGAGCACCTCCCAAAACAGCCGCAGTCCGTCGTAACGGCTGAAATGTTGCTTGATAAGCTCATCCGCTTCGTTGGCGGTTACATAGGTGTTTTTATTTACCTCAAACATGTTTATTCTCCTTTACGTATCGGAGCGGCAGACGACCTGCCGCCCCTTACCGTTGCTGTCCTTAACCCGCCGAGCCCGCCTGTATCTGAATACCGCGCAGCACCGCCGCTTTCTTGGTGTTTTTGAGCGCGACCGCCGCGATCATTTCCACCGAGCCTTTCTGCACCGCTTCCGCGCGGGTGAAGTCGGGGACAACGTTCGTAATCATGTTCGCTCCGCCCTGCGTCGTTACGCCGATAAACCCGTCACGATCCAGCGAGACTGCGAACAGATCCGTTTTGCCCGTCGTGGTATCGGTGGGCACGGCGAACTTGGACGTACTCGTTGTCTTGTCGTAATACTCGCCCGCGTCCAGCATAATGATCCCGTTGTAGGTTTCCACGGGCTTGCCGAAGCTGTTCTCCGTCCGCTCATAATACCCCGCCCGACGTGCCGCAGAGATGATTTTGAGCTTCAAAAACCTGTTCATGATCAGCATATCGGGCTTGACGAGCATAGCCGCGAGCGCCGCGTCGATCTCGTCCAAAAACGCCTGATAATTGCTGTCCAGCTTCGCCGACGTGGAAATATCCACCTCTGCCGTCGCTTCGGTGCTTGCGCCCGTCAAGAGCTTGGAAAGGCCGTTAAATTCGGTATAAGAGTCCGTACTTTCGTCTTTCTTTTCCACGCCGTTGAGCGCCATGTAATGGAACAGGTTCGCCGTAGCTTTGATTTTATCCCGCGTTTGGAACGCCACTTCGTCCAAAGCGCCCGAGGTCTTGGCCACCACGCGGTCAAGCTCATACATACCGCCGAGAATGACGCAGTGCGTGTTTCTTTCCTCGCGTTTGGCGTCGTTCGGCGTGTAGTCGCTGTTGATCGCGCGCGTACCCGCGCCAGAAGGCGTTTTTAGCTGTAAATACCCGTAATTCATCGTGGAGCCGTTCCCGTTCGCCGCTACAGCCGTATCGAACGCAAGTCTGTCCAAAAGTTCCGAATTGCGGCGGAATTCGTCCACCACCATTTGGTCGAGATGATCTCTCAATCCTGTTTTGTATTCTGCCAATGTCAACATAATTTTTAGTCTCCTTTTTTATTTAGAATTTTGTTTTGCCGTGATCGCCGCACCCCACTCGTCGTTCGTGGGCTCGGCTCCCTTTGTCTTTTCCGCACCGAAAACGTTCCCGAAGTTGATCCCCGTTCCCGCAGGCGGCGTGTCGAGCGCGGACGGGCAGTCCGCTTTCAGTCCCTCAACGAATTTCTTCTCGTAGGCTTCCGCAATTTCGCCTTTGTCCGTCACTTCGAGCTCGTCATAATTAAGCGACTTTTTCAAAAGCTTTTTGAAGTCGTCTTTGACCTTCAGTTTCGTGAGCATGGCGTCAAACGCCTTGTCTTTGGTTGCCTTGACTTTCTCGGCCTTGGTTTCCGTCTCAAACGTTTTCAGACGCTCGATCTCCTTTGGGTCGGTATAATATTCCCCGCCCTTTTGATACTTTGCGATTTCGGCTTTCGCTTCCTCCCGCTCCGATGTCAGTTTCGTCACCTGCCCGCGCAGTTCCTGTTCTTCCGCGTGAAACATATCCAGCAATGTGTCGATTTGTTCGTCCGTGTAACCTTTTGCCTTCAAAGCCTCTCTTGTGATCATAAAAATACCTCCTTACGCTTTGTTCTCGCGGTGCGCTCCGCTCCGAGTTTTTATGTTTTGACGCTGTTTCGCCGCGTCTCGCTTGCTATAAAAAAGGACAGCGCCATAAAAGCGTTGTCCCTCGTTATTGAGTTTTGTTTGATCAGTCGTTGTATTCGATAGACGTCCCGACGAGTGATTCCATAATAACTACGGTTTCATCAGTTACAAAAGCCGACATTTCCATATTGCCTTTCTTTCGCAAAAGCTCCATCAACGGCCTTGCGGCTTCTTTAAGCTCGTCGTAAGAAATCTCTTTCATTCCGTCTCCGTCAGATACTTTTCTGAAATCCATGATCTTTCACCTCCTTGTATTTTTTGTATAAAAAAAGCACTTTGCAGTCAATTGCAAAATGCTTTTATTCGGCTTCTATTTCGAGAGCGTCGTCGTTCCCTTCATCATAGGCTATCTTATCGATCAAACGTTCGATATATCGCCCCGTATCGTTTATTCGGTCAAAACTACTATCTGTATATCCGATATCAAGTTCAAGACTGTCAAGCTCGTCGAGAATATTATTCCATTGCTTATTTTTAATATATTCTTCGCCTTTACTTAACTTTTTCTCTATAAAATCGATTTCCGATTGTTTCAATTTCATTTGCTCGACCTCCTTGTGTTGGGATTTGTTTGAATCAACATTCCCGTATCGGGATTTATGGTGACTTTGCATTTTTGACTGACAAATGTCAAGGAAATAGTGCCGTCTGGATTTTGTCGCTTCTGTTTTTCGAGAGGATTACTTAACGCATATAAAGCATCTTCTACTTTCACGCCTTGACGCTTGCCGTGTTGCGGATAGTCGCTCTCTTGATACTGTCCGATAATACGATCTATAAAGTGCGTTTTCTTTCCCTTGATCTCAATTCCGTCAAAGGTTTTTCCTACAAGCTCTCTGTCTATTTCACGGGAGACTTGCTTATAAACCTCGAAAGAAACAAGCGTATAAATATCTTGTTTTTCCTGCGCTTCCTTATACCCTTTCAGCAACTCGAATTCTTTTTGCTTGTCTTTATTATACTTCATCTGTTGGAATTTTTCAAGCGTTTCGGATATGTTGTTTTTGCCGACTGCCTTTTTCCAGCGTTCGTATTGCAGTTCGTCTCGCTTGCGGTTTTTCCAGCCCCGAATGGTGGGCGACTGTTTCTCGGGCGGCTTGCGCACCTCACGACGATACGCGCCCAGGCTCTTATACGGCGGCTCCTCGCCCTTCTCCTTGTAGTACGCTTTAAGGCGTTCGTAGTCCACGAGTTCGGCGTTCCATTTCCGCATGAGCTGCTCACCGCGAGCGTATTCTGCTCGGGCTTTCTCCGCCTGCTGGAAATTTACGCCGTTTCTATCGGGTGCCCACGAGCGGTGGGTAGAGTCCAACATCTCGCGGTTTTCTTCCTCCGTGTACATTTCCTCATGCACGGGCGACCAGCTGTGACGGCAGTTCGGGTGCATGATACTGTACCCCGATTTGAACGCCGTTTTATACAGCGCGGGATATTGACTGCTTTTCCCCGAGATGCTGTACCGCCTATTCTGATACACCGCGCAGATATCGCAGGTGGGATAGATCGTGTCGCATTCCACGATATCCAGCCCCTCGCGCAACGCTTGCTGGATCATGGCGAGGTTTTCCGTCTCCGAACGCGATGTCCGCGCCAGCATAGCGGCGTATTTATCCACGGGCATTTTTGCGCCGTTCGCGTACCGCACTACCGTCACGTCGTCGTTTTTCAGGTCGGTGTTGATCATCTCCCGCAAGTCCGTCACCGTAGTGACCTTGCCCGATTTCTCGCGGCTGATAATCTCGCCGTTGAGCTTATCCTTATACTGCTCGACGGACTCCGTCATCATGTTCACGATCCGTACATACGTCGTCAGTTTGACTTCCTCGCCGCCGTACTTCGCGCCGAAGCTTTTGAGAAGTTCCGATACGGGCGCGTCAAACGACGGCAGATACCGATCGATTATGTTCTGCGTCGCCTGCCTTGCGGTTATGGCGGCACCGTCCAGCGCCTTAAAAAAACGTTTCTGATATTGCGCTCTGCTCTCTCCGCGTTTCGAGTTCGCGGCCGAGAATAACGTTTCCTGATATCGTCCGAGTACCTCGTGCAGCATTCTTTCAACGTCATCGTCACTTCTCCTCTTGTTCGCCATTCAGCTCACCGCCTTCCGCGTCCTCGTTCTCGGCTTCGCTTTCCTCGTCGTCATCGCCCGTTTTCGGCGGTTCTTTGCCGCCCTGCGGATTGTTACCGCCTCCGCCTGAAAACCCGAACATACCGCTGCCCATTGTGCTGTATGTAGCAAAATCCGACTTCTCCTGTAAGATTTGCTCAAGCTCCGCCTCCGCTTCCTCCTCGGTCATATTATACCGCGTCATCAGCTCGCTCTTGCGGCTGATAAGGTCGCTTTGTACCTTGGCGGCGGAAATATTCACGTCCGCTTGTTCGCTATTCGGCAGGCCGTCGTACCACGTGATACTGATTTCCTCCTCGGGGATAAATTCACCGTACGAGGCTGACATCAGACTGAATAGTTTCACGATCTCTGCCGTGTTCTTGGTCGTCAGCCGTTCCGCTTTTTTCAGCTCCGATACATACATCGATTTCATGGTCTCGACCGCGATTCCGCTCGGCACACCGTCAAAGCTCAATACCCCGCCCATTTCTGACAACACCTTCATTTTCTTGTCCAGGTTATCCAGTGCCGTGAAATACTGCTGTAAGCGCGTAATGTCGGGCTGCACGTAGCCTGGAACAACCCCGCCGCTCGGAATACCGAAAAACTTCCCGATTTCGAAAAAACTCTCTCCCACCGTCGGGTCAAACTCTGCCATTTCGCTGTCTCCGTAACCCGTCGGCACGGTGAATTTATCGAAAATCAGCTGGATTTCCGCCAATATGCGGTGCTGTTCCGCTACAAGACTGTCTATATCGTCGAAATCCGACGCGCAGTACAGTTTATCCGAGGTCAGAATATTCTTCAGTTCTATGATCGCGAAATCGTCCAGTCCCGTGTCCACGGACTCGGGATTTTTCGTTGTCTCTTTTTTTATCCGTATCGGACGATAACGGAATATCTCGTCCGTCCACCTGTCGCAGATCATCGTATATAAATTTGACTTGGAGCCGTTTACAGGCCCAGGTTTATATCTATATTGATTTGCCAATTCCGCAGGACAGCCCGTAAACGGCTCGCAAACGAATTTACGCACGGTGTACTTTCCCCGCTCGTGGATTTGCGCCGTCAGGATCGGCTTTTTATCCTCCAGCCCCACACTCGTGATTACGTAATGCGTCACGTTGTACGGGTCTTCGGGATCGACGATTTTATAGAAATTCTCGGGATCAATCAACGTAAATGTGTATTTCCCGTCCTCTTTCTTGTAAATCCGCAGCGGGCACTCGCCGTACATCGATACGTCGATCCACGCGTCGTAATGCTTTACGTCGAACCGCGTCTCTTTACGGATCGCGTCGAGCGTCTCTTGTTTTCTCTTCTGCGCTTCTTCCTCGCCTTTCTTGCCCGTTATCCTGACGTCGGGCCACTCGCCGCATACGAAATCCGCCGTTTTCTTGGCAATGAATTTGAAATAGTTCAGCTCCACCGACACATACGAATCCGACCAACCGAGCAGTAAAGCCAAACGGTTGATATTGTCCAGGGTCTGCCGAAAATGCCGCGTCTCTGCCGCGTGCGTATTGCCGTCGAACATTAGCTTATATTCCTGATAGCTCCCGATCCGCTTCGCTTCCCCGATCGGCGGAAACAGCGCGCCTTCTTGTAAAAATGATAAATCCGTCACCTGCGGATACCTCCCGATATAATGTATTTCGGCTTCTCAAACTCTTTCTCATAACACCTTGTCAAACAGTCCGGACCGTCGTCGTGTTCGTTCTTCGCAGTCCTGGAAAACAGCGTCACGTCGTTATAGAACGTCGGCCAGCGCGTCGCCCAGTCGCAGGGCATAATCACCGTATTATTCACGCCCGTCGCGTTCGTCAAGATCCGCGCTTCCTTGTTCTGCTTCTGCGCTTCCCAGCTAAACTTTGCCAGCGTCCCGCCCAGCTCTTTATACTTCCGCTCTACGTTCCGCGCAAAGCCTTTTCCGCCGTTATTGCTCTCCGTGTCGTCATACTGCACGTTGAACTGCAAACTCCGTTTCGCAGCCTCGATCTCCGTTACTTCCATTTTCTCCTGCGTGTAGTAAACATCCAACATATACAGCAGGTTTTTATAACGCCCGTAAATGATTTTACATAAGTAATCCCCGCCCTCGTCCGCCGTGTCCGTCTGCGAACATATCTTCTCGAACCGTTCGGGCAGCTCGTACAGCTTATACGTCTTAAACGCGCCATACACACCGTCTATGAGGTCAACGGCGACGTTCTTATAGTTCGCCGAAAAGATATTCGGCGCAAGCGTCTTTGCGAGATTGTCGTACACTCTGCGCGGCAAAATCCGCTTGTCCAGCATGCGCCCGTTCGGCTGTAAGGCGTTTAAGGTAATCTGCTCGACTTTCTCGCCTATCGATCGGAAATGCTCTGCCGCCCTATGTGCGAGGTCTTTCGTCGCCCACTGCGTCATGATAATGAGTATCTTCCGCCGTCCCTGTAATCGCGAATACATCGTGTTTGTAAACCAATCCCAATGTTTCGCCAATATTGCCGTTGTATTGGCTTCCTGCGCCGATTTAATGATATCGTCGATTACGAGCATATCCGCGCCGAAACCCGTCGCCGTACCTGTCGGAGACGTCGCTAAA